ACTTACTAAATCTGTCTTTAAAGCTTCGTTTTCTATTGCTTGTTTAACTGCTGCTTCTACGACTGCTTCAGGGTTTGGTGTATAAGAAGTTGGTGCTGTATGGACTGGCATATAGTCTCTGCCACCACCGCCACCACCAGTACCACTTTGTCCGTGACTAGCACTTGTTCCCGGTGACATACCAGGATCGCTCCATCTTGACATTATTGAAATCTCCTTGTGCTTTTATTCATAATTATAATTTTGTTATTTTGTATTAAAGGCAGGGATTTCACCTGAGTCTACATTATTACTTAATTTATCGTAATAAATCAAGACTATGTTGTAACATCACGCTTTTTAATTTCAAGCGCAGAAAGTACTACATGTAGCCTATTTGCAGTAGCCGCAGTAACCTTAACTATTTCGCTCTCCTGAACGACTAAAGGTGCTGACAGCAGTTCTGATGTTGCGTTAGCTGATATAGCTTTGGTCTTAAATAAGCTAAAAACAGCGTCATCTGTGTCTGTTATGGTCACGGTAATGGTATCAGCATTACCTGAATCTTCTGATACGATGATCGATTTAATGACAGCGGTTGTTGCTGTAGGTACCGTGTATAAAGTCGTAGCACTTGTACTGGTTAAATCCTTCTTTTTGTTTACAAATGTATTTGCCATTATCCTAAAAATAAAGCAAGTGCTTCTGCTTCCTCTTTTATTTCTTGTTGAAACGTTGTGTTAAGCTTTTGTACCACGGAATCCACATCTCGGACAAATGATTGTTGAATCTGTTGATCATATTCTGCTAACGGTTGCGTTAAAGATTGTACAATTCGTGCCATTATCTTCTTCCGTCCGGCTGTATATCTAATCTAAACGTACCTATTTTCCAGTGTTGTGCTAATCCGGTATTAGAAATTTTTAAAGCAATCGCACGCGCTCGTGCACGTGTGTCTATTTTAGTGGTTGAAGATGTAATATCAAAAGGACCTAATGAAGAACTAGCTTCAGAATCTGTTGGGTAATTTTTTAAATTTAAAGTAACTCGAGTGGTTCCCGTTTGTGATAAAAAGTCCGGTAATACTCTTCTTATTTTCATCATCAGTTCGCCATCACCATTTAACCCTTCGGCTCCTAGATCAAAATCTCCTGATTGTATATTCGCTGCAATCGTTGTTGCTGTTCCAGCTTTAATTTGATTATTACCAGTTTCATGCTCATAATAAATCGTTACCCCATCGGTATTACCCACGGTCGTATCGCTCGTTGCGCTTGAGTCATATTCTGTTCCATGAGGTTTTCCAAAAATATGCGAATCTGACCAGGAAGATCGTGCCAGTGAACTGGTTGTCCATACGGGTCGATCTGTTGTTGAATCCATATAGTTATAAGTCACAGACCTGTTATTCGATGCGGCACCACTACCTGGATAAAACCATGTGACTTCACCAAACAAATTGTTTAATCCCGCACAAATATGATTCTTAGGAACCGTGTTAAGATCATCGTAAACATAATCCTCAACCAAACATGGTAAAGATTCTAGTTTACCAGTGTATCTAAAGAAACCATTCTCGGACATCCAGTAAGCAGATCCATCTACTTCAACAGCTGCATGAGCACCAATGAGTCCACAACCGGTACCAACCTGTTGAAATTGAAATACGAAAGGAGGTCCTACAAATCTCATGATAAATAATGCGGTATCCGTCCAAACATAGATTGCGTCACGACCTCTAATCGCTGCTACAATTCTTGTTCCATCGGCCAGTCTTTGTGTTCCTGCACTATTCGTTGCCGAAGGCGTATACGAAGTTGAGGCATTAATACTTTCCTGATCTGACCATCTAATATACATATCATCCTGTGTTGATGTTGTACCAATCGTTGTTTCTGTTCCGAAGAACACTAAGTGACGATCGGGTGTTGATACTAAAGTTTGTATAACTGCTGTAGGTGCATTAGCTACGATTGTAGCTCGTGTTGAGGTTGCGCCCGTTGCATCTGAATCCCATTCAAAAGTTGCTCCATCAACGATGGTTGCAATCAATTTATTTCCATAATTATCTAAAGACCAGAGACCCGGAGCGGTTACAATATCTCCTGTTTGAGAAGCACCCCATTTAGTATAGTCTGAGGCATCATAAACCGTTGCTCCATCTGAGTGTGATGCTGCTGTAGTATTATCAGACCCTCTTGTGAGTCCTGATAATGTATTCGTTCCTGTAGTATTTGATGTATAAGCAATACGTTCGTCGTCTATTAAAACTGTTCCTGTAGCGGGAAAAGATGCCGAATCATCTATGACAATGCTCGATGAACCACTTGTCAAGGCTCCATCTAACGTGTCTGTTAATTCTCCAGCAACTGTACCACCCCATGCGCCGAGTCCCCAACCGGCTGCAGATTCTTCTGTGGCAGGACCAATGGAATAAAAATGTTGAACTCTTACTCCTCCGGATGTACTGGCTCCTGATCCTGATTCTGCTGATCCCATTTCAACGGTGATTGTTGTTGATGTGGGTACGGAGGTAACCATGAAATTCGTATCGTCAAAATCGCTAGAACTATAATTAGAATTGGTAGCAGCGCTAAAATTATCGCAACGTATAATATCATACTTAGTGATATTATGAGCACTCGCAAATGTGATCGTAACTGTTGCATCGCTTTGTGTTGTTGTAAAAGCATTGGTTAATGTAGTTGTGGCTTTAATCGGTGTTATATCATAAAAAGCACCACCAGAATAGATATATAAAAATCGGTTTGTACCTAACGCAGCATATTTAATACCACTCGCATTAACAAAATGGTGTAGCGCCGTGTTTCTTCCTGTTAATGTGCTGTCACCAAGTTGAGCCCAGCCTCCTACTTTTTCAGGAGTTCCATATCTAAAACGAACATAATCACCACTCACCCACTGGTTCTCACCACCGGTTGCTGTAACTTGTTTATTAAATCCTGGTGCAAATTTTACTTTTTGTAGCATACAAAAATCCGTTTATGCAACAATTATACTATATTTTAAATGAGTTCAACTACTTTGGTATGCCTAATAAAGGTCTTTTATCGAACTTATTTTGAGTGCCAAAAGGACCATCGATGTTGTTATAATGCAAGAAAACTTGGGCACAATGATCACCTTGAAACGGTTCTCTCCAGTGCTCGAGTTCACAGCCACTATAAACCAGCATGTCTCCGACCTCTAAATCAACAGGAATGCCTTTAGGAGCATTCGGTTTAATAACTGTCGTTGTTTCTGTTCCAGATAGGATGTTGTTTGCTCCTGTTGGGTCTAGAAAAATGGTCCACGGGTCTCCTCCTAAATGAAGGGTCGTAGATATTTCACAGCTCGGTCTATCTTTATGTCTATGAAGAATATCTCCTTTTTTATAGATTCGAGTATAGGTGTAACAAGGTATCAAGTTCATTTCCGTATGCTGTTGCATAACTGGCAATACTTTCATCATCAACGTTTCCATGAAAAAATCTCCGTATTGAGAATAGGTATTAGGAATTTGTTTATCTTCCCACGTACCAAACCCAGGTGTAAATTTAGATATGTAATTACTATCCTGCATCCATTTCACAGCGTCTCGTTTCAATAAAAGATAGTTAAAGCCAAAGTTAGCTAACTCATAAGAGATAGCATTTCTAATCACCATGTATTTTTTATCTTTAAACATATTCTTCTCTAACGCCTTTCTTCATATAATAAACAGGCATGACTTGATCCACGTCTCCATTTTCATCTCTCCGAATTTCAAGATCTTTAGGTAAATGAAATAGTTCTCGTATCTCTGTGTCAGTATTTAAAACTCGCCCTTCAATGGGTCGGGTGTCTGCTTTAAAATTTGTGATCACCGCTGGAATCATTTTAATCCCTAATTCTTTAGCAATAGCCATTCTATTATTACCTACAATCACTTTAATAATATCTCCATAAGCTTTGCCATTCGCCCAACAATAAACAGGATCTTTCATTCCATATTTTTTCATAGACTGCGTTAAAGCCTCTTTAAATTCTTTTTCTCCTTCTTTATAAAATTCCTCTCTATCAAGATACTTTATTTTTTCAAAAGGGAGTTCTGTGTAAACAGTTTCTATCATCCTTTAGCAAAAATCTGTGCGCCTTGTTGTAAAAAATTAAAGGACACCGATATTCTCATGTCGTTACTTTCATTAGTTCTCACTTCATGCCATAACCAACTTGGAAACATAATAATAGTTCCTGCTTTAGGTAGATAGTGAACTTCTCTCCATAACTGTGGGGGAAGCTGACCTTCTTTACGATTTGGCATTGTCGTATGACTTCCAGGTCTTGGATCATAAGCCATAAAGTTACCTGACTTAACAGGAGTTTTAACCCAATAAACTCCTGAAAATAATGAATTAGGATGTAGATGAGGTCGATTGTATCCACCAGGATAATTAATATTTGCCCACATATTTCCTAATATAGGGCGGAGCTCTAAAAATTCTTTTTTAAATATTTCTTCTTGCATAGTAAAGAGCTCTTTAGTTAAAGCATCATACTCTGCTTTTTTATTCATATTGGTTGTGCTGTGCCAGCCATTGACATTGGTTTTTTTAACCCCTTTATCAGCTTGACTCCATTGTATAATCCTTTGTTCTAGATATCGATTGAGTTCATCCGCATTCGGTAAGTCTTTAACATAAATCGGTGTTGGAAAATGGTATTCGGTAATCATTTAAAGGAAGGACCTCCAAACCACATGACTAACGATTTTCGTTCTCCTCGTGTCACAGGCTTTACTCGATGCTGTAACCAACTTGCGAAAAAGATCGCTTGTCCTTGTTTAAGTTTAGCTCTTTTGCCTTTACTCGTAAACTCTAATTCTCCCCCTTCAAATTCACTTTCTGGAGATAAGAGAAGTGTCATGGATATTTTACGAACAGGAGGTTGATGCTTTCCCATTACATCATTATCCATGTGCCATTCATAAAAGCCACCTGTGGGATAATGAGTAAATTGTCCAGGCTCCGTAAGTTGCATACCTTCAAAACCAAAATGATTGTTATTCGCTTGAAGCATCGTTTTTTCAATGTCCCGGTACATCTCTGGCATTTCCTTAAAAGGAATCCAGCTTATTGTTGTAATTCTTTTTTCTGGATCATAACCTCCACCAGGTCTTAGCCCCATACCTACTGCAGCTGTTTCTTTTTTTAAACTCATACCCTTATCAATCACCATCTGGCATTGTTTAGGTGTAAAAATAGGTCCTGTGGTCTCAACAACATAACTTCTCCAAATAGGTTCTGTAAGTATCATCCGGCTGTCCTTGATTTAACAGGATCATATTCTATGTCCATATTGACTACAAGTGTTCTTCTAATTCCATTAGGATTATTGTGAGGATAAACACAATGTCTCATATCATAGGGAAAAAGATAAAAATCTCTTTCTTGAGCCTTAGGTGCATAATCTGATTTAACAAATTGTCCTGATGAACTTCCCATAATTTGTAATTGACCATTCATGGGTTGATCAGGTCTTGAAAGTTCAGGACCCATGTCGCATAGTTTTAAAAACATGACAGAACTCAGTCCTGTAAATAAAGATCCTTGATGAATATGAACAGGATTAAATTCGTGAATTTTAGTTTCATTAACCCATACAGAATTAATATGAAGTCTTAGTGGATCAATTCTATTAAAATCCAAATAATGTTGAGCGCGAGATTTAAAATATTCTAAAATGTAAGGAGGTAAAAAATCATGACTGTGCATTTTCTTATTTGGAGGGCCATTAAAATACAAAGAATGTTGATTCTCTATTTTACCTACCAATTGTTTACTCGCATTAGGAAGATTAACAAATCGTTCTTCATAAATTCTATTTAAAGTATTAAAAATATCTAAAGGAACTTGATACTTTAAAATAGTTTGACCTAACCAAATAAATTTAAAATCGGATGTGTCCATACTCTTTTATAAACCTTTCTGGAATTAATTTCTTATATTCATTTTCTACTTTCATAATTTTATTGGTGCGAATAGTATGCATATTTTTACCGACAATTCCATCATTATATTGTAAACCATTCACAGTCATTTGATCTAGATCAATAAACTTATGTGAAAAATAAGGAAGATTTAAAAAGGTATATACTTTTCTTAATTCTTTTTCAGGGTTAACCACTAAATCATCATATTTAATAAAGACTGCCATTTCAGGATGTTGTAGTAAGTATTGAATAGACATTAACTCTTTAGCTACAGCTCCATCTTTATTCATTACCTTAGATAATTTTTCTTCTATGTTTTTAAGACCATATTTATTTACAAATGCTGTGGGTTCTGTTTCAAACCATTTAATATAAGAAGCCAAAACATCTAATAAATCTCTAACCAATACAATACATCGAATAGGCTTTTTAAAATGCTTTTGCATAACCTTTAGATTACCAGGTGTGCAGACAGGACCACGATCAATAATAACTTTATAGTTCCAATGTTTATAATAAAGATTATAAACTTCATCCATGACATTATTTAAAGATTGTTCATCAGGAAAATTTTGAAAAGTATCAATACTCTTAAGAAGAAATAAATCCTTCATAATCTCCAAAGTAATACTATTAGCTGTAACAGCAATATCTGGATTCTGATTCATGATCGATGCGAACAGAGTATTCCCTGATCGTGGCATCGCACAAAGAAAATAGATTTGTTTATCCTTGTTTTCCGTAGGTAGGTTTGGGTGTTTCACTGATGGCTTTCTTTTGTTCATGGCCCAGTGCTTTTCGTTCTTCTTCTATTCTTTCAATCGATTGAAGTTGTCCTAAGACATTAAAGACTTCAGGTTGTGAAGAGCCTGGTGTTAAGGTGTTCTTTCTATTCTTCATAATCTTTTTGTATGATAATAGTTGGTGGGTATCTACATTCTTATCATCAAAAGTACCATCATTATAAATCTTTTTAAAATTAGACCACTCCGTGACTTCTCTCATACGATGAGCAGCTACGAGTTGCATAGATGCTTTACCATAAGTTTTCTGGTCAATTTCAACTTGAATCAATTCCTTTTTTAAAGGATCTGTTTCTTCATCTAATTCTTTTAATTTTTGTTTAATTTCAATATCATTTTTACGAGCGTCAAATGATAATTGCATTAAGTTTTCCATGTGGGTATTTTGTTCTCGTACACATTGCCAATACTTTGCAGCATTGGTTGGGTACTTGGCATCATTCAAAACAGAAAATTCCATTTCTGTTTTAGTACGAAACATTTGTTTCTTAGTCCAAGTGTCTCTTAATTCGTTTGTTAATTCCTTAAACTTGGTAACTTGTTCAGGATCTAATATCTGATGAAGGTGAGGTTCTTCTCGTACAATCAATTCGTGTATGTTTCTTTTCTCTTTCATATGTTCCTTTTATACTTGTTTTTAATTAATTAGTCAAATGCAATATCAGAAGCTTCTGCGGCTGTTGTTACACCTGTATACTCTTCTACTGTATCTACAACTGCACTTACAAAACCGCCGGTAGCAAGAGCTGCACTTCCAGTCCCACCTGGAGTGTCTGCTATAAGATATCTTGCAGTTCCCATAGTTGCATCAGTAGACCAGACTGTTCCATCCCATCCTTGTGTAGTGCCACTTTTTCCGGAGTCATTTCCACCTCCATAAAATAAGCCTTCGGTTACTGTTCCTGAAGCTCCACCCCATACCCTAGCGTCAATTACATTACCAACTTCAGTCCATGCCGTACCATTCCATGATTCTACATTTGCTGTAGGAGATCCTGGGGGATCACCTGAGATAGCTAAAGCAGATGTATTACTAGCGCCAAGTCCACCCGTACCAACTCTACCTGTGTTTAAATTTGCAACTTCAGTCCATGAACTATTATCCCAGCTTTCACAATCAACGACAGAAGGGGATCCACCCCAAGTCACTGCAGAAGCTGTTGTTCCAGCTCCAGAATTACCAGCTATTGCATTCACTTGATTGGGTCCTTCAGTCCATGACGTTCCATTCCAGCTTTCAACATTAGCTGTGGCTCCTCCTGGAAGAGTTCCACAACAAGCCATAGCTGCTGTTTGTGTTTGTCCAAATCCAGCAAATTCATTTCGAGTTGAACTTGCATCACTAACTTCTGTCCAAGACGTTCCATCATAAGCTTCAGTTTCACCTTTTCTATTTCCGCCTGGCGTAGCACCACAAAAAGCTAATCCTGCTGTTTGAGTACCCGCACCTTTTAATGAAGATCTAGCTAAATTTAAACTTCCACCTGTTGCCCATGCTGCAGGGGTAAAAGTTAAAATTGAGTTTTGAAATTCAATTGTATTTTTATTTCCAGCTCCAGAACCTGCCCATGTCATTCCAGTACTAACACCTCCGGGTGCACTATTAATGCTTGCCATTGCATATGATGCATAAGGCATATCGGTAGAAGCGGTCCATGCAGAACCATCATACAGCCAAGCTTCAGCCACCGTACCTCCCGCTCCTTCTCCTCCATAATATAAAGCAGCGGTGGATATTCCAAAGGCTCCTCCTGCTGCTCCTGGAGCAGGATGATTATTCACTTCAGTCCAGCTCGTTCCATCATATACCTCTACGCCTGTTGGCGTAGGATTTCCCCCAATAGCCAAACACGCTGTTTGTGTACCTGTACCAGCCGCAGAATCACGAGCATTATTTAAATTGTTTGCTTCTGTCCAAGCAGATCCATTATATTCTTCTGAATCAGCTGTTCTTGGGGGTGTTCCTCCCGTTGCCAGTCCTGCTGTTTGAGTTCCTCCTCCACAACCATAAGTTCGCGATGTATTTAAATTTCCACCTTCAGTCCAGCTCGTTCCATTAAATTCATTTGCTTCATCCTGATCTCCATTTCCACCCCATATTAAACCAGCAGTAGAGGTGCCTGTTCCCCAATATCCATACCCTGCTGTTGTAACAACATTTGGATTTGTTGACCATCCTGAACCATTATATTCATAAGTATAGTTTCTGGCTCCTGCTGGTGAAGCAGGATCATAGCCTCCAGCGGATACGCAAGCAGTTTGTGTTCCAAAGCCTGCTATCCTCTCAAGATCATTAGTTATAAAATCTGCACCTGATGCCCATGTATCATAAGATACAAAAGCTCGTAGCTTTCCTGTTGTTGAATTATACCAAACACTTCCCGCTTCTGTACTTGCAGAAGCTGAAGGTAAATCGGCATCTAGATAAGGAACTTCGAGTCCTTTAATTTCTCTATACGTTGCCATTTAATTCCTTTATGGAAGAGTTATGTCTGTAGGTTTAGTACCAATTCTTGCGATTTTTTCTGCTGATGATTCACCTTCAACATTATCATTATCCCAAGTGGTTTTAGCTGCATCGACTTCTGCTGTTACAAGGGTCTGTGCTTCTGCTTTTGTTTTAGAAGTTCCATTGTTTCTTGCAACCCAATGTCTAGATTCGACACAGTCCGTGCATACCCATACATTACCAGGTTGACCACTAATCCAGAATCTTCGGCTATCATCATGAGTGATGAAGCCTTTTCCAGTATTTGTTGCTACGCAGTAATTGAATATATCGTTTGCCATATTGCTCCTCCTTTTTCCTTTTATATTTGTTTATAATCCATTTGTCTAGTCAGTTATTACTTCTACGTTTTGTGCTTGTGTAAATTCTTCTGTTGCATTTTTATCTCCTGTACCACAAGCACATAAAGCCAAAGTTTTTGTTCCTATATTACTACAAGTATAATATCTTGCAGTATTTAAATTAGCAACTTCTGTCCAAGAAGTGCCATCAAATTGTTCAGTATGGTCTTGATTTTGATTGGGAGGGGATGATTGGCCAGCAAAAGCTATGGCTGAAGAATCACTTACACCAGCTGCTGCTATTTGATCTCTTGCATTATTAATATCTCCAACTTCCGTCCATGAAGTACCATTGAAAGATTCTACAATAGTCGCATAACCACTTCTTTGTCCTGCTACAGCTAGTGCTGATGTTTGAACACCACAACTTCCATGCGTGTGTCCTCCAGTATTTAAGTCACCTACTTCAGTCCAACTTGAACCATCATAAGTTTCTGTTATAGCTAGTCCAGGTGAACCTCCAGATGTTATTCCTGCAGTCTGCGTTCCTGCAGATGCTAAATTATTTCTTGCAGTAGTAAGATCTCCACTCTCCGTCCAATTTGTTCCATCAAATTCTTCTGTAAAATCCATAGTCGCATCCACTCCTGAACTCGCTCCACCTACAGCTGTTCCTGCTGTCTGAGTTCCGAAACCAGAGAAATAACCTCTTGCAGTATTTAAATTATTTACTTCTGTCCAAGAAGTACCATCATATGTTTCTGCGTTATCCGTACTAGGATCATAACTACCCATTCCTAATCCTGCTGTTTGTGTTCCACAACCTGCACCACCATGTCTGTCTTGATTCGTATCATTACCAGTTGCCCATGTACCAGCAGCAAGGGTAGATGACCAATCCCATTCTTCTGATGAAGTTGCAGCGGCTTGTGCGGGAGTCGTCCCTCCTGCAGCAAAACATGCAAGAATAGATCCACAAGATGATTTAGCCTGACCTGATCTTCCAAGATTCATTGCGTTCTCCGAAGCCCAAGCTGTACCATTAAACGAATTTACAGCTGTAACTCCAGGTGCTCCACCAATTGATAATGCAGCATCACTTGATGTCCCAGATCCTGATAGTTCACCCACAGCAGCAGGAATATTAGCAACTTCAGTCCAACTAGATCCATCCCACTTTTCAACGTTTGCTGTTGCAGGAGGTGTAAGTCCTCCAAAAATTAGAGCATCTGTGGACACTCCACAACCTCCCGCATAGAAACGAGCTTGGTTTTGATCCGCAACTTCTGTCCAACTTGTACCATTCCATTCTTCAGTTTCATCCTTCAATCCTGGACCACCTCCGATATATATAGCTGCAGTTGATGTTCCAGCAGCATTTGATGATCTTCTTGCTGTATTTATATCAGCTATTTCTGTCCATGAAGAACCATCGTATTGTTCAACTATAACAGCAGCTGATCCACCAGGATTACCTGATATACTAAGAGCAGCTGTTTGTGTTCCACATCCTGAAGGTTGATCTCTGGCTGTATTTAAATCATTTTGTTCTGACCAACTTGTACCATTATATTCTTCTGTTTCATCTTTATCTCCTGGACCTCCGCCCATAATAAGACCAGCGGGTAGTGTACCACAGCCAGCCAAATAATATCTAGCTGTTCCCATAGTCCCACCCGTTGACCAGGTTCCAGCCACTTTAACAATCGTCTTAAAATCTGAAGACGTGGTATTAAACCAAATTTGTCCTTCACCTTCAGCGTTGTCCAAGTCTGATGCTAGACTTAAAACTGTTTTTCCTTTTATTGCTTTGTAATATGCCATAATTAACTCGATGTAAATGTTACTGCTTCTACTTCTTGTGACCATTCTTCGGTTACATTAGTTGCTGGATCTCCTCCCATGACAAGAGCAAGTGTATTAGGAGCAGGATTTGCAGTTCCAAGCTGTACTCTTGCTGTTGCTAGATTCGCTACTTCTGCCCATGCTGTACCATCAAATTGTTCTGTATTGGCAGTACTGGATGAACCACCAGAGATGCCTCCCGCAACAAGGGCGGCTGTTGTAATTCCAGCTCCCACTGCCATTTCTCTTACTGTACTTATATCTGCTATTTCTGTCCAAGTTGAACCATTCCATTCCTCTACAAGCGGCTGTTGAGTAGATGGTGGCGTAGACCATCCGCCAATCTGTAAAGCTGCTGTACTAGTTCCACAACAGGCTCTAGCATAATATCGTGCTTGATTTAAATCGCCAACTTCAGTCCAAGACGCTCCGTTCCATAATTCAGCTGTGGCTGTTTGAGCTGCAGGATGGGTATACCCTGACCAATATAATGCTGCTGTTTGTGTTCCAGCTGCGGCTCCCCATTGTCTTCCCACAGTAAGATCTGCTACTTCTGTCCAACTAGATCCATCATATTGTTCCACTTCATCTT